GGGTTCCGAGTTGTTATTTCGTCTTAATCACTACGTTATGCCCGGCAATCGACTTGCCGTTAGGGGCACCAATCCGCGGATTCCCAACAGTCGCTGGGGCGCTGACCGGCCGCGAAGAGTCCGTAGCTTTCTTCTTCTTCGATTTTCCCTTCCCACCTTTTGCGTAATTGCCCAGGGCCTTGGAGCCCATAGACACCGCCTGGTCGGTGATGAACCTGGCCCCCGGAGGAACTGAGTTCCGCAACGCAGGGTATACGGCGGGAATGAGAGAAGCACCCACCGCGGCAATCTTGCGCCACATCTTCCCAGATGCGTTCTCTCCGACAAAGCAGAAAGGCGTAAGTTCGCGGTAGATTTTGAAAGCCAAAGGGCGGATGTCGTTGGGTTCAGGATATCGAACCAAGCTGGCTATATCCGTACCAGGATAGGGAATGGTTTCGTAAGTGATTTTGACCGTGATCGTGAAAACGGACTCGGAATTAAGTCCCTCAAAGAAGGACCAAACTGGCGTGAATGGCTCCAGGGTGCCGGGTCCTGGAACGACGTTCGAAGCTTCAGTGGTAGTGGGGGATGCATATGATGCATTGGTGACCACCAAACCAGCGGAGGAACCAATCCCACCCGTGCCAAGAGCATTGACATCATATGGGCGCTTGCTAGGGCAAACGAACATGGTTCCAACGGGTTCCTCAAAAGTTGAGTCTTCCTCAGTTGGCGGATAGATGGCGTAGACGCCATGGGCCGACTCCCATTGCCTAGAAGCGGGGAACAACAAAAGTTCACCAGAATTCTTTGGCAAAGAAGAGATAGACACAATTGGAGCTCCCTCAGTGGCATTGTATTGGACACTTGTGGAATTGGTGGACGAAGCACCAATGAAAGCTCCAGAGGACTCGGCTGAGCGCAACGGAGGCACCCCGACAGTTATCGTGCCTTGCTTATTAAGGGCTGAAGAAACATTGTGGACTTCGTAGGCAATCGACAACACTCGGGTCGGGCCCGACCTATAAATGTCGGGATCTCCAAAAATCGCATAACCGTTCATTAAAGCGGTGTTTGGAGTGAAAGAGGCGGATCCAACGCCCGTGGCACCAACGCTAGCCCCGTCCACAAATGAGAAAGTCTCATTGGAGGAGGCTAGCAAGAACACAGGGGCGAGCATTGGAACCGCCACTCGGGGGGTGGAGGAGTAAGTATACGCGTTTAACCTCGTATTGAACTCCTGGGGAACAGTCGGGGCATAAATTCTGTTCCAAGCTACGAACGGGCCGTAGGTACGGCACCCAGTATTGGGCCCAAGCTGTAGCGCTTCACGATGCGCGTACTGCGTGGTTAGGTCCGACCAATGGGAAGGACACCCAATGGGCATACCCCCTATTACGAAGGACTTAATAGGGGTCGTTTGATTGCAATTTACGGTGACAGTTCGGGTCATTTGTCTCACTACAGATGGCATTGCATGGCCAGCGGCTGTTGGCGTGTAGTTCGCATCATGGAAAGGGTCCATGAGTGTGACGGTAGCCGCATCCGTCATTTGGGGTCTCTTAGATCTGAGCATCAGGATTACCTTCAGTCGGTGAAGGGCCGGGTTCGTTGGATGGTTGTTGGGGGTTTAAGAAGCTTTGAAGTTGTCCTGGATTGGCTTGGGCGTATTCGCGTTTGGCTGTGAAAGCGTTAGGAGATCTAATGGTGTAAGTGACTGTAGGTTGAGTTTGGGGGACTCTCACCCGAGAAGGGGAATCAGCTCTCTGGCTTATTCCCTTCGCTTCAACCCGCGTGGTGAGAGCTATCTCAATGTCCTTACCGAGATCGCTGATAGCTTCCGATCTTTCCTTAAGTTTTCGTCTCTCCTCCTCTGTTACCGCCGCGCCTGAGGCCCGCTTGCGGGACCACGCGACGCTCTCCATCTTCTTGGCTTTGTCAACAGCAGTACCTACCCCGGGTATCTTCTTGTGAGTGGAGTAGTACGACAACAAAGACTCATCGTCAACGACCATAGACAGAGCTCTCTTCAGCTCAGCAAGTCTTTTTGGTCTGGCGATTTTAACCTGATCTTGGCCAGCAGAGCTTTCGATGACTCTCAAGCAAAACTTTTCGAGTTGTTCGACGAATTTTGCATGATGAATGCCGTGGGGAGTTTTACCGTCCACCTTAAACGGGCGAACGGATCTGACGCATTCCAAGGTTTCCCACATTTTGTGGTCAATGCCCTGGCTGCGCCCACTTGATTTTCCTTCCCGTGGGCCAACGATGCCCTCGGCAACCTTGGCAAGCTGTTGCTTGCTGGATGCGCTCTGCTCAATCCTGATGTACGGACTTGGGGCCAGCGTACCAGTGGTACCGCTCCCACCGGGCGCTCCACTCTCATCCGACCTAACGTTGACCTTTTTGGTCTGTCGGGAAGGAGGCGGGGCACCCGCAGATTGGTCAACCTTCTTGCCTTCGGGTTTCGATCCAATCTTCTTCTCGTCGGATTTCCCTGGCCCGGGCTCCGACGGGACGCTGCTCCGCTTTCCCTTGGCAATTTCCTTCCTGTCACGCGCGTCAGGTTTCTTGCTGGGTACAGCGGTCTGCTTCGCAGGCTTTCGGGGGCGCTCAGTAGCGGCGCCATCCCTCGTTTCGGCGGCAGTCAAGAGCTCGTCGAAACTCTCAATGACGGGGGCTGGTGCAGCCCCTCTCCTCCGTTCTGTGTACTCTCCGACAGTTGCACCTAGGTTCGTCACGCCCTCAAGATAGTATCTGGGATTGACGAAACTGGCGGGAATTAGGCACGAGTTAATCTGGAGGAACAAGTCCGCAGGATCCCTTGAGCACATATGCAGTCTAAGGTGCCGGGTTCCCTCCATCTCAAGCATGGTTCGGTGATACGGACTTCTCTCTAAGGCTTCCCTAGCTCGTATCATTTCAGGAGTCGATTCCGATACTGCAAGCTGGAACACGGGGTTCGCAGCTAACAATGAGGCATAATTGAGATTGCCTTGGTATACCGCGGGGACCGATTCATAAAACGACAGAACATTCTTGATATACTTTGCCCTACAATCAGGGATCAATGAATACCTAGTCCTGCAATTAAATAACACAGCCGCCTGGGGAATAACGAAGAACGAATCATGTTCAAAAATCCCTCCATTGTAGCTCATAGCCAGCAACTCAGGGTACCTTTCGGCCCCCACATCTAACTCACTGAAGCGCCAATCCTCGTCTCTGGTTGGCGCACCATGTTTTAAGATGAACTCGTAATCGGTTGGCAAATTATCCACTCTTCCAACCTGCCAATCATTGTACACTCTAGCCCAGTAACGGGGAGGGATGACAGTCCTCCACAAAGTCGCGGAGTACTTGAAAAGGTGGTGGGCGACCATCAAATATCGCTCCAACGCCTGATCCACGTCATCCTCGGAGGTAGTTTTAATCAAAAACGCTTTGGATAAGAACTTATAAGGGCAAGGCATCCAGGCAAATGAATTGACAAATAACCCTTGGCCTGACCGGATTTTGACAGGGTAAAAATAACCGGAACAAAATTCGGCATTGCCGTCAGAAATGAGCGAATAAGAAACCTTCGCTTCCAACCCATAGCTCCTGAAATGCACGACTAGTGCATCGCAAACCGCCTGAATTCTCGTCGATCGAATGGCCATAATCGAGTCGTCACCGCAAATCAAAGTTTGTCCGTCTATCTTCCAGGTGTTAAGGAAGTTCTCAATGATGTGTGCATTGACGATTGAATTTAACAGGTACGTATCAGGAGCCCCCGACAATTGGGAGGCAGTGTGTCGCTTCGCTCGGATGTAAAAATCACTCCCTTCATATTCATATGAACTAGGGCGAATGAGCTGCCTAAACACAACCTCCCGTATGCAATCTGGGTATTCTTCTCTATACATGGCCAAGAGGTCCCCTGGGACAAAGGAGTCCCAGCTGGTACAATCTACGGCAACGGCATAGTTCACTCCAAAGTGGGCTGAAGCAGTAGCCCACGCCTCTCCTTTCTCCAGAGAATTCATCCCACCCACAAATATGGACTGCCTGTTGATGGGGTTCTGAACTCTGGCACGCATGCAAGCCGCAGTCTGGTGCTCAAACAAGCGAACAAACGGGGATATTGCAAGCTCAGCAAGAGGCTCAATGGGGAAGATCAACCGAATCGACGGATTATGCGTAGGTTCTTGCTTGACGAAGAACTTGACCCTGTATGACGTCTGCGACCGAGCCCTATCAAGAATCTGCATCACATCACCTTTCAGGTCCGCGTCAGAAAACTTGGACCGTTGGGCAATGGTTCTACTGTTAACCCAAGACTCATAATAGAACTGGGGAGACACCTCGTACAAGGTTCTAGACCTGGCCATTATTTCCATGACCCAGTCTAGCCGTCTCTCGTTCGGTGATCTAACCCAGGGAATAGGTGTGCGGCCGTCCTCCTCGAGCCTCATCGCTGGCACGAGCAATCGACGGAACACACCCCCGATGAGGTTCACTGCACTGTTTTCGAAGTGGAATGGCAGGGCGGTTCTAACACCCCCCCAGCACAGCCACGTGCTGGATAGCCTAGTGCCAAAGTCTCTGATAGTTTCGTTAAAAGACTTGACACGATTACACTTAACATGCACACTGTCGCCGGTTTGCTGTTTCTCTAACAGCGGTTTCCATGGCAGTGTGACTGCAGCGATGGCGACCTCAACCCCCAACTCGCGGGCAGACTCAGCTGGTCTACCCACGTAAACAGGCTCTGGTCTGATTACTGGTTGGGGCGGCGCCTGTGGCTCTGGCACCTCTACGGGTCTATACAAGGCCGACAACAAAGGCCCTTCCTCCTCATATTCTAACGACTCTTGGGCGACTACATTCCCTTGGGTAGCCCAGTCTCTAGGCGGGTCACTAGGACCCCACCAAGTTTTGGCCAACCACACCGCGGCCACTGCAAATGTAAGAGCGGCAATGGACTGCTTGGGGGTGAGGGAGGCCTGCCCAGTTCCGTGGGACTCGATATAGCCACGAGCCCCGTTGTACAGCACATGCGCAAATCCGGAAACTGCCGGGGGCATGAATGCTGCAACGGAATGCAGGGCAGCGGAGTACGGGGTTACGCCCGCGCTGACGTCTCGAACGAACTCTATGGAGGCCACGGACGCTCGTAGAGCCAAGCCAACGGCTGGGTTGACATATGATATGCTTCCCAGCCAGAACTCCTCTAATGCCCCTCGTAGCGCGTAAGCCAAAGGCGCTCCGAGGTCAGGGTGGAACTGAGTTATTAGCGACAAGTCCCTGGTAATTCCATGGACGACCACGCCAGTTCCAGTGGCCACTAGTGCGGTTATAGCCAGCTTCTCATTCGAGGTTCGTAGGATAGCTTCCCTCATGAAATTCGACCCGGACATCAGCGTGCCGGTGAAATCTGGGGTTATTGACCTCAAGAAAGAGCGGGCTTGTGGCCCGAACATGTCATTGTAGATGTTCAAGCCATACGAGACTAACGCACTCGCGGCAGCGGTATCTCGGGTGAACTCACGATATGCCTTCTCAATGTCTTGCGTGAGCATCATTCGCAGTTCATCCTTAACGTCGTCACTTAAATACGAGTATGTCTCGATCAGTTCATTGACCCTACTTACAAGCGTGGTGGCCGAGACTGAATATATGCTGGTGAAAACCTTAACTTCACGCGTGGGTACGAAACAATAAGCCGTCAGCCCGCGCACCCTGCACCTGTAAACAGTAAAACAGCCAATCTGCGACCTGTTCCTGTGGAAAGCCAGTCGGATGGTTTGTAAGTTGTCCGATTGTGCATCGGACAGTCTGCCGTGGTCGTTGAACTTGACTGGAACCACAAGTATGCCAGCGGCATCGTCCGATAACAAGCAGACGCCATCGCTAAGTGGTTCCCAAGCCAGTTGCCTTTGTCCGTGGAAACAAACAAAGTCGTGAGACAAACCTCGCCCAGCGGCCGGCCTCTCAAGCACCGCTCGCCCAGGCGAGCTGACGGTGCTGAAAGGTATGCTGGAAGGTTGGACGTTCCTTCTTACTATCGAATTGGCCGCCAAGTAAGAAGTCATCTGCACGTTCGTTAAAGTCGCCCTGAATTCCGAGGGGCTCAAGAACTTTATAGAAAACGTGCCCGGCTCATTGTAGACGCCGGTGGACATGACATACCATTTCCAGGCAACCCGGGCGTTGTCCAAGACGCTGTCGGGATTTCGGATGAGGGTTCTTCCCCTCCCTTTCAAGCTCAAGAAAGCATCAGAAAATGCCCGGGGTGGCTCCCAGACATGTTCTAAGCTCTCCCCATCATTAAGCCATCCAAGCCTTAATGAGGCTGACATAACCTCGAAATTGTCAAGATCCGCCTTGGCGTGGCCCTCCATTCTTGTGAATAGACCCACGGTGCAAGCCTCGGCAAAAGGCCCCCCGATTTCGGGGTGCTTGCCTACTTTTCTGTCAACTCCCCTAAAAACCAAGTAGGTTTCAAGGGTGGATCCCGACAAGGACTCATACTCCACAACGGCAACAGAGTGGTGGAGGAGGACTCCGTATGGCAAATAAGCCATGAAGTCCCCAACCAAACCGCCGGTATAACCATCGTCCGGGTGAAAATGAACCACGATCCGAACTGGGTATAACATGAGTCTCCGATGAACGTTCCACGTCCTTGCTGTGGGGTCGTGGGGCAGTCCATATATGCAACTAGCCACGACTGGCTTGTTGGCATTATTCTTCGAGGACAATTTTGGCACTGTGGCTTTGTCGACCTCCCTGGCAACTAGAGCGGACGGTCTTTTCTTGGTCCGCCCTTGCATGTCGTCAATCATCTGTAAGTCGGCTGCCGGATTACCAATTGAAGCGGCAGCTTCGGCGCGCGCAGCCTCATTAACCGCTGCTTTCGCT